GAGGAATATTCAGCATCTTTAAACCACACATCTGATGTTTGTGTAAAGTTACTAACATCTACATCAAATGAAGCATTCATCTGATTTACTTTTTCACCAGTATATTTTGTATGCCAAACAATACCTAAGTGTGAAGCATTTATCTTTTTTCCTAATTCACTTCTTAATTTAATTGCATATGTTATAACATTTGGTTTAAAAACAATATGCGATTCACCATCTATATTCTGTAATGTTTTGGGTTTTGCACGACTATATAATAAATCTCCTTGATAAACACCATCCATTCCAATATCCTTAAGATATCTCAAAGATTCTTTTAAGTCAATACGTAAGCTACCTTCATGATTATTATCAACATCTTCATCTGAAAAATTTAATTTGGGTTTTTTTGAAAATGCACCATGCTTAGTTGCTACAAAAAAATTTCCAGATTCAGGATCTATTCCCGCAACAAGTGCAGGAGCACCATCCCATTTGGTTGTTATTTTAATTTTCTTAGAAGAAGAGCCTTTTAAAGTTGAACCCAATGAACTTAAATATGTGATTGCTTTTTTCACACCTTCAAAGCCGCTATTTAAAACTTCATCTTCTATATGCTCAAGATGCTTGTTAGCACCTTGAGATTCTAACAAAAAATCTTTGAAAGTGATCATTTTCCTCTAAGTACTGTAATATAAACATAAATAGTCATTAACTATTTATTATATTATCTAATTGAGGATTACTTAAAGGGAGTATTTCTTTTTGAGTTCGACCCATTTATTTGTAGAACTGTGGGACCATGCTGTATTACAAATCTTTAGGAGGGGGGGGTTGGAATAAATTAGTTTTGTAAGTTCTATTCTAAAGTGCGGAGTACCTAGAAAATTCGCCATTACACATATCCAAGCAGGTTTTCCATAATATTGAGGAAAGTCCTGTTCAAGTTGCACACCAGGATGATCAATACGGAATAATACATTTAAAACCAAATTATAATTAAGTTTATCTGAAGCATTATTTGCAGTAATTTTTTCTGGATCAATGATTGTTTCTGTCATTTCAATACGCACTTTTTGGACTTCAGCACATCCTTCAAGACATTCACCTGTTTTAGTATCTTGAGGACATCCACTTAGATTGAGACACTCTTGAACATTTTTTACGCCTTCTGTAACAACTGTTTTACTAATCCATTCTGGTTTTGGAAGATCCGCTTTTACAATTACAGGTTTTACAATTGCAGAAGTGTAAGGTTTTAATCTTACTTCTTCATTTTCTTGACTGGTTACAATCATTTTTTTACCGCCAAGAGTTATGACAGTACCAAACGGTAATCCTACTTTTTCACTAATTTTATTAACAGGGAGTGTCGCCACAACTGGATAAGGGGCGCAGGAACTTGAAAAAATTACCACTACGAGTGACAATATTATCAGCATAAATTTATACATATCACCTCATTTATTTGAGATTAACAAAAAGAGCCTATATAGCTCCACCATTACACTTATATTATCTCAAATTTGGGCAATAGTGTCAAGCTAATTAAAGGAAAATTCCGAAAAATCTTTCTTTTTTTTCTTTGTACCAACATCAAATACTGGAGGAGGATCCTCCTCTTTTTTATTCCAAGATCCTTTCTTTTTCTTTGGTGCATTTCTTGTAACAAGATCACTTTGAGCAGATTCTTCAAGATCATATAGTTTCATTTTTGCTCTATCAATTCCAATTACAAATCTCTTATTTTTACCAGGATCACTATAGCGATTTTTCAATTGTTTAATTAAAATTTGATCAAGTTCTTCTAATTCTTCTGTACTAATTAAAGCAAACATAAAATCTGCAGTTGCTGGCAATCCAAATGATTCAGAAGTGTCTTCAAGCCCAAAATCTGTATCTGTAAATCCTGATCTAGTTGTTTGTGTAGCAGAACAAATAGGAAGATTGTTTTCAACTGCAAGACCCCGTACTTCTTCTGCAATCGATTTAATATAATTATAAGAATTTACAGTATTACCATACTTCAATCTAGATGAGGCCATAATATTTAAGTAATCTATGAATATAATTTCAGGTACAAATTTTCTTTTTAATTTTAACTCATTCAATAAATTTCTAAAATGATTTACATTCGCAGAAGCGGGGGGATATTCTTTAACAATCAATCTACCCGATGTTGATTTTTTAACTTTTTTTATTTTTTTATCAAACATATCTTTAGGTATATCGTGTAAATCATCTATCGTAATATTCATTAAATTCGCATCAATTCTCTCTGCGATTTTTTCTTCAGCCATCTCAAGAGTAATATATAAAACATTTAATCCTTGAGCTATTGAAGAAGCCGCATGATGACACATGAATAAGGACTTTCCAACACCCACACCAGCAAGTGTGATATTCAAAGTTTTTTTAGATAAACCGCCCTTGGTTATTTTATTAAAATAATCTAGATCAAAGGGGATCTTTTCTTCAACTCTGTGATAAAATTCGAACCGCTCATTCGAATCTTCAATGTAATCGTGACCTATGTTAGGATCAAAAGAAACAGAAAGAGCATCAGATAAAATTTCTGGTATAGCTCCTTTGTCTTTTTCTGTATCTTTTTGATTATCGATGATACCGATTGATTCAAGTACTGCATTATAGATTGCTTTATCTTGACAAAATTTTTCAGTAGTTTCAAGCAACCAGTCGGTTTCTGTATCTTCTTTACTAGCAAAATATTCTGTAACTTTTTTAGAAACATCTTCGAACTGATCTTCAGAAAGTTTTGCATTATTTCCGACTTCTATAATTAATGCTTCTTTGGTAGGAAGAACATTAAACTTATTCACATAATTTTCTATTTCTTCAAAAAGAAATCGATCATTATGATCTGAAAAATATTCTGTTTTTAGATATGGAAGAGATTTCCTGGTGTATTCATCATTGAATATAAGATTCTTCAGTATTGTGTCCTCGAGTCTCATCATCTTTTGTTTTTAAATTTATATTTTCTTGAATTACTTCTATTAAAATATCACCTATTAATTTTTCAAATTCTATACCTTCAGTATCAGCATATGATTTTTTTCTAATATCTTCAGGTATTTCTAGTATATCATATTCAAACCGATATTTCAACTCTTCAGCATCTTTCTCGGGATCTATTAAACCGAATCGATTATACTTATAAATTACATCTTTAAATTTGCCCTTAGTGATAGTAAAAGCAAATTGATCATCCTCTTCATTCTGAGGATTCTTCACCATTTTGTACCACTTCTTCATTGTCTTTTTTGTCTGTTGTTGTTCCATATAGAAATTTCTCCTGACAATATTTATCTATCTTTAACATTATTTCTTCAGTAAAATGTTTTTTAGGATCTTGCATGATCGCCTTACCGAATAATTTTGTGCCATCTGGAAGTTCATATCTCGTTGAAACTTTAGTAAAAATACCAGCTTCTTCAGCAAGTTCTAACATACCATGCCAACGATCTAATCCTTTATTATAAGTCACCAATGCATCAACCATTCTATTTTCTACTGTCAGTCTAGATTTATGATTTTTACAATGAATGATGTTACCTATTACTTCGGTGCCCTCTTTTTCTTTTCTTTTTGAAAGAAATACAATATTGCTTGAAGCATAATAAAGACCAGTACCACCACCCATAATTTGTTGAGGAAACATCACACCGATTTGGCTATATGTATGATTTGTAATTAATACAGGGACTTTTGCTTTGCTTGCTTTGAGAGTTAATACTCTAAACGTTCCTTTTACAAGTGCGGCTCTTGTCATATCTCTTGTCTCTTTACCATCAGTAATATCGCCCACCTCTTTCGAAGTAGATAACATACCAAGACTATCAAGACATATCATCAAAGGCACCCTATCTTCACTAGCAAGATGTTTGTCAAGAACTTTTGTAACTTGATGTGCAAACTCTTGAATTGTAGCAACTGGTAACATAACCATACGAGAAGTGTCTATTTCTCGTTGTTCAATCATCTGTTTAGTTATAGCAGATTCAGACTCAAAATAAAGAACACCACCAGTAGGATTGTCCTCCAAAAACTGTTTGACAATACCCAGTACAAAGAACGTTTTCCCAGTTGCGCTTTCTCCAGCAAATGCTGTAATTTTGTTTGAGGCCAGGCCTCCATATATGGACCCACTAAGTAAAGCATTAAAAGCATAACTGCCAGTATCAATGAAAGATTCGACATCCCCTGCTTCAACACC